TCTTCAATCTCTGGCTCGGCCTGCTCGGCCGGTGCATCCAGCAGCGAGCGCTGCCTAAGCCCCGACTCAATTGCCACCCAGTGCCCCTCTTGGTAGAGGTGCACCTTCACTGACCTGGCCGCATGCAGCGCGTAGACCTCGCAGTCCAGCGCCTCGTTGCGCACGCCAGACTTCGGCGTCCACACCTTGCGCTTGCGGTTCGTCTTGCTCGGGGCCTTGACCTCGCTGACCAACTGTTCCCAGTAGTCAGGCCGCACGCTGGCGTACCAGTGCAAGCGCCCAGGCCCTGCGCCAGTGAGGCGCAGTCGCGTCTCAAGCAGCAAGTCCTTGGCACGCGTGGTGCCCACGATGAAGGTCTCCAGCCCTCGCTTGGCAGGCCGGTTGCGCTTGCCTGGGTCCACCTTGCGGGGTGTCGAGAAGATCTCGGCCCGGTCGTTGCCCGTCTCGCTCGCGCCCTTGATCGCCATGTAACGCAAGTGCCGCCTGCTGCGCACATAGGCGTTCACGATCTCGGTCCGGTTGCCGTCCGAGCCGTCAATCGAGGCCGCCTGGATGCGCAGCTCGCCACCGCTTGCATGCGCAAACTTGCGAGTGAGCAAGGCATCAAGGTCTGCCCACGCACCCTGGCCTGGCACCAGGGTCGAGCCGTACAGCTCACCCCAGTACACCAGCCACGATTCCTCCCCACGCCCCCAGGCCCTGATCACCACCGCCAGGCGGTCGTGCTGCACGTCCACGCCAGCAGTCAGCACCAGGCCGCCGTAAGGCACAGTCAGTTCGAGGTAGTCCTCGGCACGCACCTGCAGGTCGCTCGCGGGCGGCGTCTCGGTCGGGTACTCGTAGGCCAAGCCCTCGGTGTTGTTCCGAAAGCTCTTCAGTTTGTTGTCATCCCCCTGGCTGTGCCCGTGCATGGCCGTGAGGTACTTCTTCAGCAGGTTCTCCAGGCTGGAGCCCGCGAACGGGCTGTACAGCTCGTTGATATAGAACCCGGCCGTGCCGTGAAACGGGGCGCTGGCTCGCCATTCGCCCAGGCGCACCGCCCGGTTCTTGGCAGCGTCAGACCACAAGCTCCCGCAGTGCTCGCAGCAGTACGCCACACTGGTGAAGTTCACCCGGCCAAAGACCTCGTGTTCCTCTCCCGCGTTGTCCTGCCACTGCACCTGATCCCAGGCCAGCACCTGGCGCTCGCCGCAGTCAGGGCAAGGCACCCAGAACTTGCGCTGGTCGCTCGACTGGTAGGCCTGCTCGATCCGGCTGAAGCCCTTGATCGTTGGCGTGCCCCCGAAGATCACCTTGCGCCTGGGGTAGCTCTTCGTCCGCTCTTCCAGCAGCGTGATCGTGTCGCCCTGCCCCTTCACGTCGGTGTTGCAGTCATCGGGCTCTTCCACGATGACCACAGGCGCAGGCGTTGACTTCACCGAGCTGGGCGAGTTCGATGCCACCAGCTTGAGAAACCCACCCGGGAATCCCTTGAATGCCCAGCGGTTGTTCTTGTCCCTCGACTTGCTGATCGGGATCAGCGCGGCCAGCACAGGCGTGGCCTCAACCATCGGCTGAAACTTCTCGGCTTCGTACTCCTTCGCAGCGCCTTCCTTCGCGAACATGGCGATCATCGGGCACGGGTCGTTGTGGATGCGCCGCCCGATGTAGTTGTTGATCACGCCATCGGTCCATGCCACCTGCGCCGACTTCATGCACACGACCTTCGTGATGCTCGGATCGTCCAGCGCCTCATGAATGCCCGGCACCCAAGGCGTCAGTGTCGCCCGCCACTGCCCAGGCTTGGCTGAGGCCTTAGCCGACAGGTAGCGGTTCTTCGTTGCCCACGCCGTCGTCGTCAGCTTCTCGGGCGGCTTGGCTGCCATGGCCAGACGTCTGATCAGGGCCCGCACCGCCGGGGTCGTATCCAGCAAAGTGTTCGAGAGCTGCACGGGTGTGTTCCTCAATCAGCGCACGGTCCACCGTGATGCCGTAGACCGTGGACAAGTCCTCGGCCAGCTTGTCGTCTCGGGCCATCAGCTCAGTGCGGAAGGACACCACCATGGCAACCAGTGCCGGTTCGAGCTGCGCCATGTTCACGAGCTGGCCCTTCTTCTCGGCCAGCGTGAGCTGCTTCATCTCGCGGTCCACTCGCTCGGTCAGCACCCGCTCTTGCACCAGGTTCGAGCCGTCATCCGCCGTGTGGCCCGATGCCTGCCCCCGCAGGTGGGCGATGTACGCCAGCCGAACGTCCTGCAGCGTGGCCGTCTTCCAGTTGATGCCCAGCCGGTCCATGTGCCTGGACACCTCTGACTGGTTCATCCCCAGGTGCAGGGCAATCTCGGTTTGTGTCGGCATCCTCACCACCTCGCTTTATGGCCCCCCTGCCTGTTTGGTAACTAGGCGAAATTCGCGGTCTTCGTGCCCGCTGTCTCACACTGCTGGGAAGGACCCAAAGCGATCAAGCGACGATGCATGCACCTCATGCGTCAGGGCTTGCGCACCTGGCGCGAGAGCCACTGCTGCTCGTGCTGCAGGATGGCAGGGAAGCGCTCAGTGATGAGTTGCTGCAGCGCTTGCTGCACCTTTGCATTGCTGACTGCATCTGGCACTGACGGGCCATACAGCTCACGGATGGGCAGCGCATGCCAACCGGCCTTGCTGCCCGAGCCCACCTTCTTGTGAATGGCGGTGGGCTCACGAACAAACACACCACGGTGCCCACTTGGCATGGTGGCAATGAATGCACTGGCGATCACCTTACGGCCATTCAGCACATTGACCGAGACACCCTTGCTGGTCTGCCTTGCTGAATACTGGATCAGTGGCAGCGGCCTGCCGCTTGCCTTGATCGTGGCCCGCATGTTGCCCGTGCTGGCCCTGACTTTCTTCAGCGCCTTCTTGATGTCGCCGACCTTCAGTCCATAGCCCACATCACGAATCTGCCGGGCCAGTTGCACGGTGGCCTGATCCATCGTCTTGTTCAGCGCACGCACTGTGGCCTGTGGCATCTCGGTGGCAGCAGACAGCAAGTCCATGACCACACTGTCTGCGTTTGAACGCACGTTGACGCTGAATCCAGACATGAGCAGCACCCATCAAAGAAAAGGCCCCAGGGTCACATGACACCAGGGCCGCCCTGCACGACCGCCGCTTTAGGAGGGGTCGCAACTTTCGCGCAGTATGGATGAATCTTGCCTGTTTTGTTTATGGAGTAAAACCCCCTCAGGCCTTTGGCGCGTCCCAGGTGCGGTGCAGTTTGTAGGTGGTTTGCGGCCTTGGCGCAGTCCACTCCACAGCCAGGATTCGGTGGGCGTCAGTGATCCTCTGGCTGAGCGTGGCGCTGCTGATGCGCATACGTCTGCGCGTTTGCTCGGCATCCTGGAGGTAGTAGCTCACCAAGGTCTCAGCCAGCACCTCGCTGAGTCGTTTGATGGATGCCTCAGTGCAAGCGCATTCAAGGTCGTTGATGGGCACCACGCTCTCACGCTGGCTGGCATCGCCTGAGTCAGCCTGGCGCCACATCGGGTGGCAACCTGCACCGCCCGTGCTGCGGCCTGTGGCCCGCCACTTGGCCCAGCGCTCAAGACGGTGGTGCACCCACTCAATGCGCGCCATGTGCTGCCCCCTTCTTTGCTGGTGCGTTGATGTTGATGCGCAAGGCCTCAGCGGCATTGGCGAATGGATCGACCTCGTCAGGGTCAGGTGGGAAGCCACCCTCAGGGCCTCGCATCACGATGGCAGCGCCACCCAGGGCAAAGGCCAGGCCCACGGGCTGCATCAAGCCCACATCGGTGAAAGGTGCGCCCACCACGTGCCCGGCTTCGATGGCATAGAACTGGTTTGGCTCACCCCGCATGCCAGCCACCACGCAGGCCTGCACGTGGGCATTGCCCAGGCGCGCCCTGTGCTCATCGACCATGCGGGCCACTTTAGGCATGGCCTCGCGCATCCATCCGGGCTTTTTTGTGTCGCTCATTGCTTTGTCCTTGTGTCTTGATCAATTCAGTGAGTTGTGGGTGGGTTGGGTGTTCGGGTGTGCGCCCGCGAGCGTGGGTGCGCCCGCCTGCCCGCTTTTGGCGGGACATGGTGGTCATTTGTCTTGAAGTGGGCATGGCTCCGCCTGCGAGTGCCGTGGCATTCACTGGCAGCGCTCTCAGTTATCACTGAAAGTGCCGGGACATCAGGACATGTGGGACAGATGGCTTAGTTCATGGTCTTCAGACTGGTCACCCGCTGAGCTTTTCGGCTGCACGCGCCTTCGCTGCTCAGAACGGGCTTGGGTCGTCTGCCTCCAGGGTTGCGGGGGGCTGTGCTTGCCCCGGGTTGGGTTTGCGTGGCCGGGCGTAGATCCAGGGG